AGAGAGTGCAGTAGTCCAGTTACCGCCAGCCTCCATGTTGGCACCGACGACCATCACCACCACCGTGGCAATCGCACCGACGATGGCCCCGACCTTATCCCCGAAGAGTGCCTTGGCAGCCACACCGATGAGCTTCATCAGGAGCATTGAGGCAATCATGGTGATTGCCAGACCAGCCAGGACAGCGGCCAGACCACTCAGGCCGATGGCCGTGCCAATCGCTGAGTAGGCACTGATGGCAGGTCCAGTCCCTGAGCCCCAGGACACGATCGTGATGATGATAATGATGATGATCATAATCACCTGGAACAGACCGGTCGTGTACCACTTCTGTTTGACCACCTGGTAGCAGTTGAACACAGCATAGCAGCAGGCCGTGGACATCTGGGTTGCATCGACGAGCGAGGTGTCCTGGAAGATCCCTTCATGCAGCGGGATGATGAAGCCCGACTCCGACGTGTCGTTCAGCGCATCGATCACCGAGATGTCGACCGACTTGCCGTTGTAGATCATGTTCTGGTGCGTGAGGCCATACAGCGTGAGCGCCGTCCAGTTGTTCGAATCCACCTGGTTGTAGAGCGTGACGTTGCTCACCTGGAAGGTGTTGAACAGGCGGGACAGCGGATCATCCGGTGTACCGGGATAGGCCTGGTCGTAGGCATCCGAGCCATTGATCTCGAACCACACATCCCCGACCTTGTGATCGGCCGACTTCATCCCGGCACCCGAGGACCGCTCGACCCCGTTCCAGGAGATCTTCATGTTGAAGTTGATGTTGGAAGTCTTCGACGTGACGATCTGCACCGACTGTTCAGGCAGCGGCGGATACGGGATCAGCACCGGCATGGTGGCGATGTTGTCCGTACCGGTACCGTAGTTGGCCTGCTGCCATGCGTAATAGGCATCCTGCGATGCCTTGGCCAGTGCCCACCGGGTCTTGAATGCCCCATAGGCGTTCATGTCGAAGGACTGCGACTCCAGCACATTCTGGAAGAACGCATAGATGTAGCGCTTCGAGGCTACCTCAGCCACATTCAGTGACACCCCGAACACGATATAGGCGTAGTCAATGTCCTTGAGCGAGGCGTTGTCCGCAATCTTGGCCACCAGGTCATCGAACTTGCCGGAAGTGGCCTTCTTGTAGGCCTTCTTCGCCATCGAGTAGACATCCGGCTCGTAGGTACCCGAGACGAAGACATTGTTGATCCGCACTGGAATGTACGGAAAGAATGTGCCCATGTCGGCCGGTGCGCTGAACATCGCATCGAGTGCGGGGTTACCTGAACCGAACTGGTAGATGAAGACCTTCAGCGGCGAGAACGTGTTGTTGGTGATGTCCTGGGTATCCACCCGGTACGAGCGGGCGAACTGCGCACTCTCCACGGTCGTGGTGATCGTGATCGTCATCGACACACCCGGTCCTGCCGTATCCGTCATCGAGGCGACCGAAGGCGCACCGGCCACTGCACTTACTGTCTGGTCCTGGCTCATCACCGAGCGGATCGAGTAGTTCCGGGTCGGACTGGCCGGGTCGATACCCTTGTAGTCGGTCTTTTCGTAGACGGCATGAGTCTCGGCATAGGCCATGGTGGTGGTCGACACCTGGGTGCTGGTCTCAGCAGGGCGGCCATCCGAGTAGGTCACCGTGCGCACCACAGTCCTGTGCAGATCGATCTGTTTAGCCGTCACCAGGTTCGAGTCCAGTGTCCAGCCATCCGTTGCCGGAAAGCTGCCGCTCGAGCCAAGGGGAACCGTATTGCCCGTCACCACCGCTGCGGCCGACCTGCCGGTCGTCAGGTTGTAGGCGGCAAAGAGATACCTCGCCGCGGGGTCAAAGCCCACCGGCGTGAAGCTCTCGACGCTGGCGTCAGCGTAGGTGATCACCACCTGCCCGTTCAGGTAGTCCGCATGCCAGTTCGTGTTCAGCCGCTCCGGATGGTGGTCGAGGATGTACTGCTCGGCCCACCAGGTGCAGTCAGCCAGTCCCATGTCGGTAGACTGCAGCGCTACCGTATGGCCGGCGTCATGCGGAATCTGGGCGGCCAGCACCACCGGATCGATCGTATTGCCTGTGCTGATCTGTCCGGAAGTGAAGCCCACCGTGTCGCTATAGCCGGAGTCCCCGGCTGCCCACCGGTAGAACGAGCGCAACTTCATGCCCGGCCCACCCTGGTAGGCCGAGGAGACCGCATCCCCCATTGACTGGTTGGATTCTCCGATGACATTCGAAGCAATGACCGACTTCAGGTAATTCGGCCGCTTGTTGACATCGCCCGCCAGGTTGTAGATCGACGAGGCGACGTAGGTTTCTGAACCACCGAAGAATCCCATCAGTATCAGCCCAGTGAGTTGTTGGTTTTCAGGGCCGTCAGGATCGTGTCGATCGACGCATTGGTGAAGCCATTGGGCGGCGTCAGTCCTTCATCGATCGTCTTCATCGTGATCCACGGATCGGTGAAGAGCTTGGCCGCCTTGACCTCAGCGTCCCGCTTGTAGCTCGTGATCTGCTGGGTGTAGAGCTGCTTCTGCATGCCGGTCGAACCCGCCACCGTCTGGCCATCGGTGCGTACATCGAGCGTCTGCGCACGCTGCGCCTCGGTCTGCTCAGCCACCAGGGTGACCTGCTTGGCCGTGACCTGGGTCTGTGTCGTTACCTGGTTCAGCTGCGCCGGCAGCATCGTGTCGATCTGGTACTTGAGCTGGCCGAACTGTGCGTCTTCCGTGCCGAGCTTGGCCTTGGTCAGTGCAAGGGTTGCCGCAGCATTGCGGGCTTCGACCTGGGCGGTGAACGCCTGGATCTTGGCCTGCTCCAGCGCAACACGGGCCGTGACCGCCTGGGTCTGGGCCAGCACCGACTGCCAGTAAGCCTGGTCCCGGCCCAGCAGATACTGGACGGCGAACTGCATCGTGGTCTGCACGAGCGAGGTATAGGCCTTCGTGTACTCGGCACCGGTAATGCGGCCCTTGTCGAACTCTTCCCGCAGCTGGGCTTTCATGCCCTGCATCAGCACGTCGAACGTGCCGGTCCCGTCGATACTGCCGGAGGTCATGTCGGCGTTGGCCAGCGGTGCGATCTGCTGGTAGGCCGCCGAGGTGGTGTCACTCGGGATCTTGAAGACGTTGCCCGTCAGATCCAGCGGGGGAATCGTAATCTGGTCTGCCGACAGCAGCTGGCTGTACAGCAGGTTTGCATCGGTATCGATACCGTAGCTCATCGTCTTTCCTTGGTTCTAAAGACAGAAGGCCCGCCCGTTTCAGCGAGCAGGCCTCCAGTCATGCACAGGATCAGGCAGTTCAGGCCGAGGGCGACTCAACGCTGCCTGCGGCGAGCTGCGCCGTGGCCAGACGCTTGAGCTCTTCTTCCGTCAGCGGCGACAGCACTTCGAGCGAGAACTCCTTCGCCCAGCTCGTCTCGACACGGTTCGTACCGGTGCGACGGTCCTTGATCGTGCGGATATTCAGGAAGCGCCGGCTTTCGAGCTGCTTGTAGATGATGTACGGGACGTGGTAGCCGCCGTCCGTCACTTCGCCGTAGGGGATGAACTTGCGCACGGTGCCGAGATGCTCGTTGGCCACCGTGAAGATCTCGCCCGGCAGATCCTTCTTCTTCGGATCCAGGTTGGTGATGCGCAGGCGCACCATCTTCATCTGCTCATCGTGCAGATGCTGGCGCAGCGTCTTGCGCTTGACCGGCTCAGTCTGGCCGATCAGCGGATTCGGTGCATACACCTGGTTGGCATTCGCTGCCGTATCAGCCACTTCGGGCTCGTCGGGCTTGCCTTCCAGCTTGTCGTTGATCTTCTTGCGAAGCGTCTCGACGGAGATGTTGTTGCTGAACGGGATGTTCATCATCCGGGCACGCTCTTTCAGCATGTCCAGCTCGTTCGGTTGGGGCAGATCTGTCGGGTCAGTCAGGGTGCTCATGGCGTGTCCTAGAGGTAATCTCAGGAGCCAGGGAGAAGAGGAGCTCAGTGAACTCCCCTTCTATCTGGTTCAGTGGGTGGTTAGACCGGGGCGACCGTCTTGATCAGGCCGATACGCTCGGAGCGCTTGATCAGCACGCCGTAGTACCACTTGATCGAGCTGAAGCCGGTTTCACCATACGGGTCGTTGACCGTCGCCGTCTCGATACCCGGCATCTTCGTGAGCACCGAGAACTTGACCGTCTTGCCGTCCGTCTGGAAGCCGATGGTGGTGAACGAGTCATCACCCACGCAGATCATCGGGTAGATGTCGTAGTGTTCGGTGCCACCGACCGTCGAGGTGCGATAGCCGGGGTTAGCCGACACCGCCGCACCAGCGCCTGCCCAGTGCAGCATTTCCGGCACCTGGATGATGCGGAACTTGTCGACCGAGCCGATCTCGCCGTTCAGGATCGTGCCGGCGTCCGAGTAGTGCTGCACTTCGATGAACGCCTTGTTGCCGAACAGATCCTTCATGCCCTTGAGCAGCGGCACCAGTTCCGGGCCGCAGTACAGCACTCGTGTAGCACCGACCACCTGCGTGTCGATCAGGCGCGAACCCGTGATGATGGTCGTCGAGGTCGGCGTGCGGTTCTGCGTCAGGATCTGGTCCAGGCGCATCAGGTTCGCATACGACACGAGCGAAGCCGGGATCTCCGGTACCGCATCGTGTGCCGCCGTCACTTCGCCGGTGATCGTCGCATCGCTGGTTGCCGCACCGCTGAACAGCACGACACCGGCCGCCGCCAGCAGATCCTTCTGGAGAGCGGCTTCCGTCATCTGCACGGCACCGTTCATCAGTTCGGTCGACAGGTGATCCATCAGCGAATCATCGCTGTCGAAGTCCATCGCGTCCTGCGTGAACTCGGTGAAGAAACCGAACTTGTGGATCGAGCCTTCACGTTGCAGACGGGTGAAGCCCACACGGTTCACACGGCCACCGTTTTCCGTGAGCATCGGCAGCTTCGAGGCGATCGTACCGATGTCCTTCGACGAGCCGTACAGATTGCCGTTGGCGATCGTCGCACCCGTTGCATCCAGACCCTGGTCGTTGATATTTCGGTCGTCGAGCAGCGGCACGTACTCGTAGGCCTTGATCGTCTTGCCGAAGTTCTTCGGCATGTTGGTGACGTTGGCGAGCGGCATGAAGAACTGCAGCTTGCGGGCCGTGATGATGGCCTTCTTCAGGTAGAAGAAGGTGTACATCTGGCTCGAGCCAGCGCCTTCAATACTCGACTTGGCACCGTCAGCCGGGGCGTTGTAATTCAGCATGATTCAGTTTTCCTCTAAACGCGATTAGCCATTTGTTTGAGAAAGTCGTCGTCGCTCATGGAGAGCGGGTTTACGGCCTTCTCAACTTTCCGGGGAGTGCTCCGCGTAGCCGCAGCGGCACTTGCCAGATCACCATTCGCCACAGCCGGCTTGGGCGCAACAACACGGGTGACTACCGGTTGTGCTGCTGCCGGTGCTGAACCAGGGGACTGCGCAACGATGTCGTTGAACTTTCCCTCAGCCTGCATGGCATCGCCCACGGCCTTATACGCCTGGAGAAACGGTGTTCCGACTGGAACTTGCCCCAGTGCCTGACGGCGGTTCACTTCAGCGGTGATACGGTCATAGACACCGTTCTCACGTTGCTGGTGAATCACTGACAGGATCTGCGGCTCCTTCCACAGCACTTCCTTACTGGCCTGATCCCACGTCGAGTTGACTGTCTGAAGCGTGGCCTTCCCGTCCGGATTGGAACTGAGTTCGTCCAGGGCGTTACGGAAGTTCGCTTCTTCGTCACTGACCTTGTGATTGCCCCCAAGGTAAGTCGAATCTTCGCTGGTATCGATGGACATGGGATCCACTCCCTTGTCCTTCAACAACTTCTTGATGGCCTCCGGATTGCCCTTCTCCACATCAATGAGGAGACTGAGCCTGTCCGGGTCCAGCAATCCATTGTTCTCCAGCATCAGCAGCGTCTTTCGATGCGGCTGAATGTCCTGCATCTTGCGGGTGTAGTTGGCTCCCATCTGCATGAGAGAGATTGCTTCCTCCGGTGTACGGAGTTCAATCGTCTTCCCGTTCGCCTTGAACGGAGCCATCACCTGCTTGTAGAACGTCTCGTAGTTAACAGCAGCGCCCTGACTATCCGCAGCGGCCGGATCCTTCGCAGTCGTAGCTGCAACCGGGTCCACCTTCTGGGTACCGTCCTTTGCCTCAACCGTCGCTGCGGCCGGATCGGTACTTGCAGATGCGGCGTCGTTCTTGCCGTCCTTGTTAACTTCCGTGTTGGGCTGAACGTTAACATCATTCAGTCCATTTTTGGAGTCCTTTACTGCTGCTTCTGCAACAGTTGAGGACTCCTTCGCTGCTGCTTCAGCAGCAACACGGTCGGCTTCAGCAGCTGCTGCCTCGGCATCGAGTTCTTCCTGAGTCTTCTGGACAGGTTCCTGTACAGACGGAGAGCCGGGAATCGGCTGATTCAGGAAGTCATCGTCGCTCAGAGACAGCGGGTTGACTGCTGCTGCTACTTCAGTCCCTGCAGCCTGAGTCGTCATGGTTATTCACCCTGCTCCTGGCGGGCTTCTTCCAGCGCCGCTTCCAGCTCGGTGATGTCACGTTCTGCGACATTGCCCATCTGGACCTTCACCGAGAGCCAGCGACGCAGATGACCTGCCGCCTGGGCGAGTGCCAGTGCATCGGCACGTTCGTTGGCCGGCAATGCCGGATCCGCTGAAGTCTGTGCATAACGGGCGCATTCCTGCACACAGAACTCGTCGAGAATGAGCTTGCGGAACTCACGGTTCTCGGAGAGCTTCAAGGCCATGGCCTTGTCAGCGACGAGCTTCTTCGAATCCGACAGCTGCTTTTCAAGTTGATGGACTTCCGACATGAAGATTGGTCCTTTAGGTGTTCAAGTTATGGTTGGTGGAGAATTTCAGGCAGGTTGAGCCTGCTGGCCTGCCGGGTTAAACGCGGGAGCTTGTCCCGCAAAGTTATCTTGCGGAATGTTACCAGGCGCACTGACATCCGTCATCGCTTTTGATACCTGGTTGAAGCCCACTGCAGCCGGAACATCGGGCTTGGACTCAGCGCCATTGGCGAGCTTGCGTTTGGCAAGCAGCGCCTTGGTCACTTCCAGGTTCTGGTTACCTTCCGACTGGGCCGTCTGCTTCTGCATCTCCCGAGCGTGGGTGGTACCCGTTTCCTGTTCAACAAAGTCCAGGTTGATCTTGTCCTTCATTGCGCCGGCCTGGGCTGCCTGAGCTTCGAAGAGATTGGCCTGAGCCTCGTTCTTCTGGATCTCGGACTGCTTGATCTTGATCTCGAGCTGCTGCAGCTGCTGCTGGACCGGATCCGGTTGCGGCTGGTAGTTCCTGATGGCGTGAGCCAGTTCAGGCATACGCTTGAGTTTGGCGATCTCCGAGAGGATGAGCGCCACCATGCCCCAGTCTCCCTTGGGTCCAAGGGTCTGCAGCATGAAGGAGAGATCCTTCGACTTGGCGTCGTCCACTTCAGCCGTCGAGATATCGACTTCCAGATCGAACTGGCCGATGAGGTCATCCCGGTTCACCTTGACGAACTGCTCATTGGTGACCCGTACCACTTCCTGTTCCGACAGGAACACGCCATTCATCGAGATGACCTTGGAGCCAATGTCGATCATGCCCTTGGCGAGCCGGCGCAGGATGGCCATCTCACGCTTGGAGGCCGCATCCAGTACGCCCCGGATTCCAGCAGCGACATCACCGTAGCTCTCACCCGAAATGCCTCCGCCAAAGCTCTTCACTCCAGTGAGCGCTTCCGCTTCCTGGTTCTGGAGGTTCAGCATCAAAAGCGCTGACTGTGGCAGTTCCGGATACTTGTGCTCGATGAGCCCCCGCTGGATCGGGACGTTCGGGTTGAACTCGTAGTCCTGGCCGTTTTCATACCGGCGACGGTTCAACGGGTCCAGCATGCCCTTGGCAAATCCCTGCTGGCCATTCGCTGAACGACCGAGCACATCGATCATTCCGCGGGTGACAGCACCAAGGATCTTCTGGTTGTCTTCCAGCATCTCGGCGTCCGGCTCACCGAACACCTCACGCTTGACCGGCAGGTACGGCACCACCACGAACGGCAGCTTCTGGTCCGGGAACGGATTCTTCTCCATGCGGATCATCACGTCGCCAATCCAGGTGGCCACGATCGGCACCAGTACGCCATCGTTGTTGATGTCGTAGAGACCCCAGTATTCGTAGGCGACAACCTTCTTGCGCACCGGATCATTGAAGGCAAACGTGGCCGGCGTCTCGGTGGCATGGTTCGGCGTGGCGAGCGGCGTGTTGCCTTCCCAGTTCACCTTGTCCAGGTTCTGGTAGCGCTCCGGCTCCTTCATGAGCTCAGCCTTGTTGGTCTCGAACGAGACCACGCAGAAGAGCGCCTTGGAGAAATCACCCACACAGGACGGGTCGTAGAAGAAGTTGCGTGGATCGAGAATGTCGCAGGTCGGACGGTTCTCGAGCAGCTTCTCCACTTCCACTTTCTGGGTACCGGTCTGCTGGGCAATCGTCGCCTGGCCCGACTCGTTGTAGTACTCGACCGCGGCCTGGACTTCAGGCGGCACGTTGGTCTGGTAGGTATTCGGGTCGCTCTGCGACAGCTCCAGCGCCTGCTGGAATGCCTGCAGCGCCTGCTGGTCCTGGATCGGATAGTGCGTGTAGACCGGCGCATCCTGCTTGACCTTCGTGGTGGCCCGACGCCATCCGAGACGGATCACGCAGGTACCCTCGTCGACCACCGAGCGCACGAAGTCGTCGATGAACTTGACCCGGTTCAGCTTGGTGCGGAACTGCCAGTTCAGCACGAGCTCGTTCTGCTCGGCTGCCTTGGTGTCCTCCCAGGTGACGGGCGAGACCTTGAACAGCTTGTCGGAGCCAAGGAAAGGCTCAGTCAGCGCAGCGTAGCGCCACTCCGCCTGGCGACGGATCAGCTTGGGCTGCACCTGGGAGCGGCCCTTGATCTTGGGCGGCTTCGCAGCGCCCCGCACATGCATCAGGTCATTCCAGTGCTCGATCTTCTGGACCTGGGCATTATGCGAAGACCAGGTGGCCTCGAGATCCTGCTTCAGCGTCTGAAGCGAGGGCTCATTGGCCCAGCCGGTCAGCTTCTGGGAAAAGTCAGGACTCTCCGGCAGCGCGGAGTTATTGCCCGTTTTGAGGTTCGACATCAGCGGTACCGGAGAAGAGTTGGCGATCTGCAAGCAGCTGGTTGCCTACCTGCACGAGTTGCTGGTCACGCAGCTCAAGAGCACTTCTGAGTTCGCGTACCAGAGATCGGCCCTCTTCAAGAGATCGGTCGAGTTCGGCTGTATGGCTTGCGAGACGGCCGCACTCAGCGGCACCACCTTCGGCCTGACGTTGATAAATTCCGGAGCGGGAGGCGCTGAGCTGCAGGCTACGAGCGTAGTCACTGCGCAAAGCAGCAAGCTCATTCGCATGAGCGTCGCTGGCCGACTGAAGTGCATCAGCGGCTTTCTGAGAATCCTGGGCATGCTCGTTTTCCTTTTGACGGTACTCGGCCTGGAGCTTGTCCATGGCCTGGTTCCGCGCTTCTTTATCTGCATCCCATTTGGACTGGATCTCGGCCTTGCCATGATCCACTCCAGATGAGTAGCACTTCAGTCCTGCTCCACTTAGTACTGCCAGGGGCAATACGCCATACAGCAGGATTTTAGGTAGCAGCATTGGTGCTCTCCCCTTCATCCCTGCACCGGCTTAACGGTACGTTGCCGATTCTGTTCTGTACCCAGCCGACCGTGTACATGCTCAACTTATCTAGCGACATGTAGTACACGGCCTGCTGTGAATCGAGTAGCTTGATCACCAGCTCACAGGCCTGCACCTTGCCTCTGACACGTTGCAGAGCCTTGTACGCATTGATCGTACCGGGGCCGACTTTACCATCAACTAATGTTGGGGGGAAGTCTTGCCCGCCCCGACTCAGGCTATTCAGTGCCTTCTGGAGCCAGAGGGAAGGATGGGACGCTCCGGTATTCACCGCACTGTCGACCAGTTCCTGGGCCACGGCCGGCGAGAGGGACAGGAACGGCTCATAGCCCGGCTTCTGGATGTAGTCCTCGAAGTAGATCGACTCGGCCAGTTCCTGACTCATCGACTTCATCGGTGCGGTGTAGCCGTGGGCGACTGCTACCGTCTTCGTGATCCCGTGGTTCGTCTCGCCACCAGGGTCATGGGCATCGTTGACATAGCCACCTTCGACCGCCACCACCGCGGAGATGATTGCTGCTGCCACACTGCCGATCCCTACGTGCTTGCGGGTAATCGCCATCATTCCTCCAGCTGTTCATGGCCCCACACGAGGATCCGGCCGAGCATCGTCCCGAAGAACAGGACCATGCCGACCAGCCCTGCATAGGGCACATGACCTTTTGCCTGGTGGCCGAGGTTCTCCCAGATCCCGGCTAGAAGATCTAGCAGGGATGTGACAAAACCCAGGGCACTCCACCACATCGATGCCCACGTATGGGCGCTTCGCCAGTCCGGGACCAGCGTTAACTTCTTGTGAGCCACTTGAAAATCTCCACGCGGAACGAGCAGGCAAAGCCGATCAGGCCGGCCATCAGCCACCAGGTCCAGCGGCCAAAGATTCCTGCGCCGACCACCTTGTGCTTGATCGTGATGAACTCTTCGATGGTGGGTGCCTGCTGCTTGAGGGATTCCTCCACCGTTTTCATGCGGGCATCCATGGTGGTGAGTACCTGGGACTGCTCCTCCATCTTCTCGTACTGCCCCTTGCGGGCTGCCTTGGCATCCTCCAGTTCCTTCTGGATGAAACCAAACTGCGTGACGAGAACAGCAAGCTGCACTTCAATCGAATCATTCGGCATGTGAGTCGGCCCTATTTGCTGGCTGTAAACGAAAAAGGGGCAACAGAAGACGGGTGTCTTTCTGTTGCCCCTTGGTGAGCCTTCAAAGGGTCTCACTGGGTCACGGAATTTACCAGGATGATACGTGAATGTCCCTGGCTTCTCCAGGCCAACTTGTCGACATCAGAGAGTTGTCTTCAGGTTGCCCACCCCTACATTGGGAAACTGCCGGGTACCGGGTGCAGTGACCAGCCGTTGCGGGTAGATACGGGGTTGCACTGAACGCTGCAGAAACCGCTTCAGCTTCTGCGAGTCCTCTGCCACCACTTCCCCATTTGTCGTGACCCGTACATGACGCACCACCTGAACCACAGGGGGATTGGCCAGGAACGGGTTCGGTGCTGCCGGATTGAATGAAAAAGGCATGCTGGTCCTCAGTAACGTTTGATACGGGTGCGGCGAAACGCATTTGTCTTGATGCGCTCACCGGGTGTCTCGACCACCTGATTGCCTGCCGGACTGTTCAGTGCAATGGTCGAAGTCCAGCTCAGGTAGCCACGCTTGCGATCCTCTGTCGTGCAGTATGCCCGCAGCGCATCGCCACTTGCATCTGCATTGCAGTAGTTCAGGCTATAGACATCGAACACATGCTGCTTGCGCAGGCGTGTGAGCTGGTCGTTCACGTCCTGGTTGTACTTGACCGAGTCCGGATCGGTGATCTTGAAATAGTCACCGGTGTTCTCGTCCCAGTCCACGAGCCAGGACTCAAACATCACCCCCTCACAGCTCTGGATGAAGCTGTCCATGTTGGTGAATCCCCGGTTCGAGATCAGCTTCGTCCCCGTTCCAGCCTTCAGGTCATTCACCAGTTTGGCCATGTATGGCCCCATCGTCGGGTACACGTCCGAGTCATCGACCGTATCCATGAAGATGCCATCCATCCGGTGGCCTTTCTTCACGTAGCTGATGGTGAGATGCTGGCCAGCCGTGACAGGTGTGGCGATCGCTGCATTGAACACAAACGCACCGGTCTTCATGTCGAAGCTGTAATCGGTGTTCTTCTGGTAGCTGGTCACACCATCGGTTGTCGTGAGCGTGATCGGTGCACTCTCATCGATCGGGCACTGCGCCGTATCGAACACGAACACCGTGCTGCCATCGGTCGTCAGAACGGCCGTCTTGACTGTCACCGTCTCATTGGTCACTGTCACAGGTCCACCCAGCACGGTTGGCGCGTAGTAACTCATGATCCGTGCAAGCCATGCCGGTTTGCCCACATCCGCATAGAAGGCTGACCAGATCCCGTTCTGGTCCGGTATTGTGGGGTTGGCCAGCGAGAAGTCCTGAAGATAGGCACCATCGACCTGCTGGTACTTCGGGCACCTGGCTCCGGTCTGCAGCTGGTGGACCGGCTTGTACTTCGGACAGGCACCGTTCGTACAGGCCGTGTTTGCATCCGGACGGATCCAGTTGTTCGCGGACGTGTAGCCACCGCCGCATGCACCACCGGTCGAGAAGGCCGCATAACCATTCAGGCTGTCCAGACTGCACGCCCCGCTACACCGGCCTATGCCCATGAAGTACATCGGCTGGGCCTGCGCACAGGTCTTGGTCCCGGCCACCGCCTGATTATCAAAGGTGCATTCCGTGCATTCGCGTGCCTGGTACCCACCCTTCAGGTAATAACTGGCCATGCCACCCGGCCCGGCACCATCCCCCGGATATGGACCCGTCGCACCGGTGAAGTCATAGCGGTTCGTGTAGAAGCCGTCTTCCTCCCCGAGCGAAATGTAGCCGTAGACCTGGATACCCATGGCCTGCCACGCCAGCACATCCTCGGCCTTTGCTGCGAAGGGGTCGACAATCAGCACGTCATACCCGGACAGGACATCGGCGTAACCCGGCTGGTAGCACACCGCGTAAGTCGGGAACCGCTCAAGCACTTCGGTGTAGGCGATCAGGTTATTCTGCCGAACGACAGAGCCATCCTGCTCAAGCGCCCCCTGGACTGGTGCATCGAACTGCAGCGCATACGGGCCTTCGACCACGTTCTGTACCGGCAGGGCATAGGGCTGCCCGGCCTCGATCACCACGTTCACGGTTTCCGTGATCTGCGAATAGTTCGTTGTCGAGGACCAGCTGGCCGAGATGAACACCACCGGCTTCGTGTTAACGAGCGTCTTCTTCAGCATCACCGTATGGGAGCCAGCACCGAAGCCGGTAAAGTTGGCCGTGTAGAACCCGGTGTTATCCGCATTGCAGGTGATCGTCTGCAGCAGCGTCGTGCCTGTACTGTCATAGAGGCCGAAGATGCCCCACCCGTAATCCTGCTCGACCGTAATCGACAGTGCGTCACCCTGGAAGGTGAACTGGAGATTGTTTTTTGCGGGAGTAGCGCTGGCGTAGATCCGTGCCCGGCCATCAGGCGTAGCGTTGTCCACGGACCACCCGCCACCTGTGACGATCAGCGCGCTACTCTGCGCATTGATCGAGGAGGTCACCGTCTGCTGGATGGTGCCTGCCGGATCGAGATACTGCCCGGTAAGCGTGAGCGCATACGTTTTCTCACCGCTCATCTCGTTACCGGTAAAGGCCGGCATGATCTCCTGCGTGAGCGGCGCACCGCTGGCCAGTGTCGCCGCAGCCAGTGGTGTGAGTGCTGCGCCAGCCCCATTGACCAGCCCTGCCGGAAAAGACAGGGACGGCGAGACGATGGTGTTGCTGCCCTTGTTGACCAGTGAAAGCGTCTGCTTGTTCAGTGCAAGCTGCGTGGCAGTCGGCACGATCCAGCCATTGGTTTTCTTCAGGGGCTGCGAGGCGAACCCGTACACCTTGTAGCCCACCATCGAGAAATACAGGCTGGAGCTTGCCAACTGGTTCACGTAGATCGTGCAGGTGTGCTGCCCGGCACTCAGGCCATCGGCCAGCAGCACATCTGCATACCCCGCTGATTCAAGCTGGTAAGTAGCCGAGTCACAGGACACCGTGTCCTGATGTGCGAGGATGCCGGGGATCGTCGACGGCACCACGCCATCGATGTAGACCTTGTGGGCAGTGCCCCATCCCCAGTCCGTGTTCACACGCAGCACGAGTGTCGAGCCAGTGAACTGGATCGTGACCATGCCACGCAGACAGAAAGCACGGCCCTCCTGCATGGTTTTGTCGAGCGTGTTCGGGCCATCATCCCTGTTCCAGTCACTGGTGGTGACCGTGGTACCACCAGGGATCGTGAACTTGCCTGTCGAGAGCTGGACACTGGCATCGTCGCAGTTGAACCAGCTGGAACGGTTGTCCCGGAAGTTGGTCCCTGCCCCGTCCCACGCCTCTGTGCTCTGGACACAGATGATGTCAGAGAACTTCGTGAAGGCGGTCATGACTGGATCCCCAGGAGCTTGAGCGTAACGTTCAGCGCCATGGCATTGGCATCGATGTTCGTGATGAGCACATACAGCGTGCCGGACACGAGCGGCGGAATGAAGAAGCAGGCGTTATCCACGAAGTGCTGATCGGTGATGCCACTTGCCTGATACAGCAGCGTGCCGGCCGCACTGCCATCGAAAAGATCGATCTCGTAGTTCTGGTTCCCTACTGTCTGGTTATCCACCTTCAGCTGCAAGGCGAGCGAGCCCAGAGCGGTACCCAGATTGAACGAGGCACTGGCCGTTGCACCGATCGCCGCAGCCAGGTTCAGTGTCGGCGTCGTCAGTGTGTTGGAAGACACGCCACGCAGTGCAGTGTTGGCCGAAGCCGCTGCTGCATTGGCACTTCCCGATGCAGCAGCGGCCGACGAGGCAGCCTGGGTGGCTGCCAGCGTTGCATTGGCGCTGGCCGCTTCTGCAGTCGCATCTTCATCCTGCCAGCCGGTGGACGTATAGACCCGTGTCACATTGGGCGTGCCCGTGGTGTTCTGGTACCGTGCGCCGATGGCCAGAGGCTGGCCCTGGTTGTCCGTGAGTGGATCAGTTGCATGCGGACCCAGCCAGTTCTTGTTGAATGCGGCCAGACCTGCGGAGAGTGACGTTGCGCTCTGTGCTGCATTGAGCTCACTGGTATGCGCTGCGCCCATGCTGGCAGCAGCTGCCGCCGCACTCTGCCCTGCTGCGGTAGCGTTCGCCGCAGCCGCAGTCTCGCTCTGGCTGGCCGCAGCCGCCACCCCATCAACCGTCGCCACCGCGGCATTCATCTCATCCATCGTGACGCCACCGCCCACCTTGCCTGTCAGGAGAGTAGCGACCTCATCAATATTGAGCCAGGCAGGATCAAGTGTGCCGGTCGGTCGTGACTTGGGAATCTTGCTCGCAGCCGGCACGGTGGTGATCTGCGTCAGGAGCGCATCGAGCTCTGCCGTGCTGGATCCGGGAGTTGAGCCGTCACCCGATGGCGCGGTCTGGCCATCCACATTGCGGCTGGAGTGATTCAGCAGATTCGGGTTGGCCGCCAGAAAATCCGCAAAACTCGGAGATGGTCCAGCGGAGACATCA